GGATCCCTGGCTGTTCAACTGCTCCAACGGGACACTGGACCTCCGCACGGGGGAAATCCGGCCGCACGACAGAGAAGATCTGATCAGCAAGATGAGTCCCGTCGCCTATTCGCCAATGTCCGAATGCCCCAAGTGGGAAGCCTTCCTCGAGGACATCATGATGGGCAAGAAAGAACTCATCGAGTTCCTACAGGCATACCTCGGCTATTGCCTCACCGGCACCACGGGCAACCAACTGTTCGTCATCGCCTATGGGACCGGTCAAAACGGGAAGACCGTTCTTGGCAATGTGCTCCTGAAGATAATGGGCACCTATGCGGATGAACTCCCCGTCGCGATGATCATGCGCAAGAAAGGCGATGAGGAGAAGATCGAGGGGATGCACAGATTCATGGGCCTGCGCCTCGCCCTGTTCGCGGAAGGCGAGCATGGACAGCAACTCGCCGAGGGGAAAATCAAAACCCTCACCGGTGGGGACAAGATCAACGCTCGGTTCCTCTACGGCGAGGGATTCAGTTTCAGCTCGAGTTGCAAACTGATCCTGCGCACGAATCACAAACCGCAGATCTACGGCACCGATCACGCCATCTGGCGCAGAGTCAACCTGATGCCATTCGATTACCGGATCCCCGACGACAAGAAGGTCGACCATTATGACGACGTGCTCGTGGATGCGGAGGCCGCCGGGATTCTCGATTGGATGATCCAGGGGTGCGTGTTCTGGCAAAGAAATGGCCTGCCCAAAAGTGAATCCATCAAGGAATCCACGGAGACATACCGATTGTCCGAGGATCCAATAGGCGACTTCCTGTCTTCCCGATGCCTCATCATGGCGGACGGGCGCTCGACTGTCAAAACACTTTACGAAAACTATGTGGGATTCTGCGAAGGGGAAAAGATAAAACCACTCGGCAAGAAGAACTTCAACCAGACCCTGGAGGAGCGCGATTTCGCCAGGAAGAAGTTCGCCGAAGGCAGCACATGGTACGGGATCGCTCTCAGAGGCGAAGCATCCGAATCACCCGCGGAGAAGGAGATTCCATTTTGACCTGCCCTATCTGCGGATGGACATGGGAGTTGCTGATCGCCCATACAAAAAGGGAGCTGGCCGAGAATGGCCAGCTCGTCATCCACTGCCAATGCCCGGCCGGCGGGCATATCTTCACACCGGCAGGAGAACCAAATGCCGAAATCGAGCAAGGTCCACAAGTTGTATGAGGATCTTCTCAGGGAGGGCCATTCGAAAGAATCCGCGGCCCGCATCGCCCAAAGCCAGACCGGACAGGCGCTGGCCACCGGCAAGAAGCCGAAACACAAAAAGTAATTGGGGCTTGACAACTCCATCGAGAGGGTATACGTTCGCCATAGCTCCTTTCGATGGGCGGGGAGAGGAGGCTGTACCGTACCTCCAAGTTCGGTCCATTTCCCTACCTCTCCCCGTTTTTGATTCGGGGCGCCCGGCGCCCTTGGGAGGATTCGATGGCAAAACAGGGTAAGTTTGATTCTTCATCGCCGGGATGGGCGGAAGCCCTCGCCCTTGCCGATGACATGAAAACCGCGGCGTGTTTCGGCGTGATAGAGAAGGCGAGAGTCGCCGCTATGGCCGCACGGATGCTCGCCGATTCCAGACTGAGCGGGCGTGACCGCGGGATCTACCTCGCATCGCTGAAAAAGATGTTCCACGAGGGAATTCTGTAATGGACATCCAGCATCAGATCCCGCTTTACGCTGGCAACGCTCCCAAAAGCGGCGGCTCCGTCTACACGGTTCCCGATGGAGCGACCTACCGGATCACCGAGATCCGCTACCGCAACACCGGCGCAGCCAACGTGATGTTCACCCTCGGGGTGAACAACTTCGATCCCGACAATATCCTCGTCGCAACCGCCTCTCTCGCCCCCGCGGTGGGGACGGCCGTACGCACGTACAAGGAATCGCTGTGGCTCGGCCAGGGCGCCTCGATCATGGTCGGCGGCGGGGCGGGCGTGTACATCGAGGTGTACGGGATCATCGCCAATGTCATCTCTGGCAACTTCGCCAAGGATGGCGCGTTCCTCGCGCTTCGCGCGCGGGAAGACACCATGCTCGAGATCTCCAAAGAGGGGGCGCTTCACACGGTCGACAAAGCCGTGCTCGACGTAATGGCAGCCGTGCTCGGTGAGCTAAGGCGCATACGGATGGGCATTGAGCTTCAGACAGGGGAGGAAATAGAGATTCCTCCGGAGGACTCCCATGATTCTTAAACGAAGGGTGGGCCCGACCCGCAGAGACTTTGGCGACGAGGCAGAAGCCAGAGCAGGCTACGAAGGCCAGGAAGTCGTAAGTGGTCTTCATGGCTGGTACCACGAAGCATGTCTCAACGGGAACATGTTCGTGGCATCGGGGGCAGCCGCGGGGCTCGCCCTACTCGTGGCGCACGCCACCAACGGCAACCCGACGTTGTGGAACCCGGCGGGAAGTGACGTCTACCTCGAGATCATCGCTCTCGAGTTAACTTACGTCGGCGTTCTCCACTGCGCCCCCGGCTCGCTCTATTGGTACATCACCAACCCGGCGGGTTCAAACATCGCTGCTACCGGTTCTCCGATCATCGTGTTTACCAACAGCGCCCCGGTGAACTGTCTCCTGGGATCGGAGAAAACCAGCAAGGCAAAGTGGTCCTGCGTCGCGGGCGATCCGGATTTCGCGGCAGCTCCGAGTTTGCTGTGTAACGCTGGGTTCTCCCTCGCGACCATGGAGGATGCGAGCGTTCCTGCGCCCTTCACTATGCTGAGAATCTACGACGGATCTCTCATTATCCCGCCCGGTGTCGCTCTCACGCTGGGATCTTCAGCGGCGACCACCACAGCCACCTTCATCCCGAGCATCTTCTACATCGAGACCAAGATGCCCAAGATGCTGAACTAAAGGAGGCCCACGATGTTACTCACACGTAAGGTGGGCCCGATCCGCAGGGACTACGGAGACGAAACCGACGGCAGGGCTGGCTATGAAGGCCAGGCAATTGTCAGCAACCACCATGGCTGGTACCACGAAGCATGTCTCAACGGGAACATGTTCGTGGCGGCCAATGCGGCAGCAGGTCTAATCCTTTCCGTCGCGGGAACCGCGGGTGGCACGCCCACTCTTTGGAACCCCGCGGGAAGCGGCGTAGAGTTGGAGATCATCTCTCTTGAGATGACTTGGGTCTCGGGTACCAATATCCCCGGAGCGGTAGATTGGTACATCACCAACCCGGCAGGCGGGAACATTGCAGCGACGGGATCGCCCATCTGCACGTTCACCCACGTCGATCCGGTCAACTGTTTGCTGGGCAGCGAAAAGAAAAGCAAGGCGAAGTGGGCACCCGCGGTCAACACGTTCGCGGCAGTCCCGACCTTCCTGATGGGTGCGGGGATCTCTCTCGCCACATTCGCTGCGACGGGGGTCGTCCCTCCATGGGCCATACTGAGGGTCTACGACGGAGGTCTCATCGTCGGCCCGGGCGTTGCTCTTTCGTTGTGCAGCGGGCAGGCGAGTGCAACGGGGGTGTTCCACGTGAACATCTTCTACGCCGAGAACAGACTCCCGAGTCTGCCGAACTAAAACGTAAAACGGTGAAATGGGGGCTCCCGAGTGTGTTTCGGCCACCGGGAGCCCGTTTTTTTGGAGGACCCTTGGGCGATCTGAGCCATCCGTGGGAAAGCGAAGAGAAAGAGGAGGGGGAACTCCTGGATACCGAAGAAGTCGTCGACGAGACAATGCCCGACTTTGAAGAGGAAGAGAAATCATCTCCGGTTTCCATTCTCCAAATCGCCGATGAAATCGGAGCCAGAATTCATGATTCCATCCAGAAACGCGCGGCAGAGTCGGCATATCTTCCCGACACCGTCCGCGCCGAGATGGAGAAGCTGCCCATATTCGATACCAACCGCCCGACGAAATACAACGAAGAAATGGCCTCCGCGATCCTCAAACTCCGCGCCGCGGGTTGGAGTGTGATGAGGATCGAAGCAATTGCCGGGATGCCCCATCGCATGGCGATCTGGGAATGGAGACGCAGCTTTCCTGCCTTCGGCGCCGCATTCGAGCAGATGTACCTCGACTACCTCGACGCGCAGGCTGAGGAATCCATCCCGATCGCGGACAACCCCGCAACGGGCGGGGGGAACGTGAAGCGCGACAAGCTGCGCGTGGAGACGCGACTCTCCGTCGCGGGTCGCCGCCATCCGACGCGCTGGGGCGAGCAGTCCACCGGTAACGCGACCACCGTCATCATCCAGGCCGCGATCTTCGACAAGAAGGCCGATCTACAGATCGTGAGCAACACGAAGCGAGCGGAGAAGTGAGCCAGGAAGTTCTGGTCTACAATTGCTCCTCCTCACCGAGCCTTGAAGCCTTCCACGCAAGCGATGCCCAACGTCGTTGCATCGTAGGGCCCGTGGGATCAGGGAAATCCAGCGCGGCCGCGATGGAGGTTGGATACTACCTCCCGAGGCACATTGCGAAGACGTACGGAGTGTTCGAGACGCGCTGGGCGGTCATACGCAATACCTACGCTGAGCTGATCGACACGACGAAGGTGACTTTCCAGGATTGGTTCCCCTGGGCGCGCTGGGTGCCTAGCACGAAGATGTTCTACCTCGAGTATCCCGGTACTACCGACTGCCCGGCGCACAAAGCCGAGTATCTGTTCCGGAGTTGCGATCGGGAAGAGGACATGAAGAAGTTCAAGTCCCTCGAGCTCACCGGCTACTGGATCGACGAGAGTATCGAAATCCGCGAGGCCATCAAGAAGATGATCAAAGGCCGCGATGGACGAAAACCGAAGGCAGCCCCATTCCGCTACGGCGTTGAGACGACCAACCCACCGAACATCGAGCACCCGCTGTACCGCCAGTACGAATGGCAGGCTCCCCCACCGGGCCCGCCTCCGAAGGGGCACCCGCTCATCGGGCACAAAGGATGGTGGCAGCCACCGGGGGAGAACGTCGACAATCTGCGGCCCGGCTACTACGATGACCTCCGCAACGACTACGCGGATTCGCCCGACTGGATCGATATGTACATCGACGGCAAGCCGGGTATCATTCTGAAGGGCAGGTCCGTGATGACCAAGTTCGTGAGCAGCATCCACGTCTCGAAACATCCCCTCGTCTGGGATGAAAAACGCCCGCTCTACATGGGCTGGGACGACAGCGGAAACATCCCGGCTGCGGTCCTCGCCCAAGTCGTCGGGCCACTGCAGATCCAATTCCTCCGCGAGTTCTGCTCCGACAAAGACAACCTCGTTGACTTCGGGCTGAAAGTGAGCATGGAGATCGCTCAGTCTTTCCCGTCGGCCCACATTACACACTGGGGCGACCCAGCAGGAGAGGAGAAGCACAGCGACAAGGACGGGAATATGACTTCCAACGCAATGCTCCTCCGGCAGGAATGCCAGATCAACGTGCAGCCGAGCGAGCAGAATCCAATCGCAAGGATCCAGGCGATGGACCTTCTCTTCGGTCGTCGCGATGGTATCCTCATCGATCCGAGCATGACGCGCTTCATCGATGGGTTGATGGGCGGATACTACTACCCGGATCGGCCTGGCTTTGAAGGGGAGCCGATGGAGGCGCCCGCGAAGAACCGTTACGCGCACGTTCAGGAGGCTGCTCAGTACCTCATCGTGAAATTGTTCGCGGCGGGCCGCTCAGAGGAACGGCAGTTGATCACCAATCCAAAGACCTACGCGCGATCCTATCGTGACGTGGATGATGAGTATGATTGGCATCGGCCGCGCGCCGATGATCGATATTGACAACGGGCACAAAGGGGGATAGATTCCAAATATGCGTGAACAAGTGATGTACATCGATAATAGCGGGCAGGCTTGGCCCACCAAGAATGAGGCCCGACTTCAAGACGCCCGACGCGCCCAGGCGTTGATTCTTCAGGATTTTGCCGAACTCGAGAATGGCATGCGCGAGAGGTTGCAGAATATGCAGTCCGTGTTCCCTCTTGCCGATGTCATCGCGAGGATGACCGCCAGCTACGAACAACACATCAAACCCACGGAGGTTACCAAAAATGTCGGACACAATGATCAAGCTGATGGGCGGGATGCCACAAGGGATGCTGGATCAGACGCCGCCTCCGGGAAGCCCAACGACACCGGTGGAGCCTCCGAAGATAAAGAAACAGGGCAACCTGATCATCTCGACGGCATCTGACGGGACCCAGATCTACTATCCGCAGAAGTACTACAAGAACGGAATTGGCTTCATGACCTCGGAGGAGGCGGAGAAAGCCGCGGGGATGACTCTTGAGAAGGCAAAGGCTTTTTTCAAGGGAGAGAAAAGTTTTCTTGGGGGAGATTCAGCGGAAGACGCACTCGATCAGAATATGAAGGAGATCCAACGCCTCGTCGATAGCGGTGGGAGAAAGAACGAGTCGGAGGCCTGGGATCTGATGCGTGCGCTGCCAGAGGAAACCAAGCAGGCAATGCTTTCCTCTCCGAGATACCGGAAGACAGCGACCACTCTCGCGGTTCGGCTGGGCTTGGGTGCGGAGGCCATCAACACCGAGTTGAATCTAAAGAAGTCTGCCACTCCGCCGGCCCCGACTCCCGGCGGGCCCGAAGGTCAGACCATGGGGAAACCCGCCGTGGAAAAACCAAAACCCGACTGGGTTCAGCATCGAGAGAAACTGGGTATCCCTTACACCTGGGATGCGAAACTCAAAGCATGGGTGCCCGCCGATGGGCAGAAAATAAGTGTCTGACACAGCCGTCTCCCAATCCGATCGCACCACCGAACAAGTCTCCGATGAGCGCGACAAGAAACTCATCAAGGAACTCAACAAGCGGCAGGATATCGCCGAGGAGATTCGGGCGCCCTACGATTTGGTATGGAACGACATCGACGATTATATCCTCCCGCGTCGAAGCGTCTATGACATCGGAAGCCGCAAGGGGAAAGAGAAGGGCGCGAAACTGGGAGCGCTCATTTTCGACGGAACGGGTGGCGCAGCTCTCACAGATCTAGCCGATGGTATTCAGGGGCAGACGGCCTCCCCGCTCATCACATGGGCAGTTCCGCGGTGGCGTTCCCCGTTGGCGAGGAAAGACAGAATGGCCCTCACGTGGATGGACGAAATCCACGAAACCATAATGTACGAAATGAAAAGGTCAAACTTCTACGAGCAACTGAACGAGGGCTATAACGATGCCGTGACATACGGACCGGCTACTATGCGTCAACCCGTCTGGGATGAGGCCAATAGCAAACTCGTCTACATGAGTCATCATCCGAGGGAGATTTTCTACTTCACCAATTCCAGCGGTCAGATCAATATCTGGCATCGAAAGTACCCAATCACCGCCAGACAGATCGTGGATGATTTCCCGGACGCCAAGTTCACTCCCAAATTTAAGAAGCAACTTGAGGACAAACCTCACCGGGAATACAACTGCATTCACGCCATTTTCCCGCGCACGGAGCGAGACGTCTCCAAACTGAACGTTACGAACAAACTATGGGCCAGCATCTATTTCCTCCCGAAAGAAAACGTTCTTCTCTCGGAAGGCGGATTCGACCGGAAGCCGCTGGACACGTGGCGCTACCGAGTGAACACGAACGAGATCTATCCCCGCAGCCCGGCAATCGATGCGATTTTCGATATTCAGATGACGAATAGCATGGCAATGTCCATGTTCCAGTCCGCGCAACTCGCCGTTCAACCCCCATTCCTCGCGACTGAGGGATTGAAAGGCCGAATCAAGCTGAAGCCGCATGGGATCACCTGGAAACAGTTCGCGGGCGATACCATCGAGCCTATCAAGTATTCGACGCAGTATGCCATCGGTGTCGACCAGATCAATAAACTACGTGCGGAGTTGAGGGATAGGCTGAAGGCCAACACCTTCAGTCTGCTTGCCAGTCTCGACAAGGTATTTTCCGCGACGCAGACGATTGAGATGGCCGGGGAAAAAGCGGCTATCCTCGCGCCCATGTGCACGAGGAATCAGGCCGAGTGTCTGGTCCCACAATTGAATGGGACGTTCGCTGTTCTCGCGCGAGCGGGAAGACTCCCGACCCCCCCGAGTTCCATAGCTCAGTACATGAATAGCCCAGTTGATTGGGAGTTCCTTGGACCCATCGCCGTCACCGCGCGTCGTTATCTACAGCTTCAACCTATCGACACCGCGTTGCCGAAGATCAATTCGATGATCGATGCCGGAACATTCCCAGAGATGCGCTTCATTCTGGATCCCATCGAACTGGGGATCTATATCCTTGAGAGCAGCGGCGTTCCCCAGAAACTCCTCCGCGATAGGAAGATGATCGCCCAACTCATCGCGAACGAAGCGAAGCAGAAACAGCAGCAGTACGCTCT